TAGTGACTTTCGCGTTGCCATAGACTTCTTTTCACATCACAAGGCACGGAAGCTCAAAAGGCGACTCGGCAACGATGGCATTGTAGCATTACTCCAGCTTTGGGCTTATGCAGCCAAGACACGTCCTGACGGTGAACTTACCGACATGAGTATAGAGGATATCGAAATTGCAACCGACTGGTCAGGAGAGGATGGGGCTCTAGTACAGACCCTAACAGATATCGGCTTTTTAGATAGAAGGGCCGATGGATATGCATTGCACGACTGGCAAGAAAATAACTCATGGGCTGCGGCTGCCGAATCACGCTCGGATGCTTCACGGTTGTCGAGGATGGCGAAAACCTACCCTAACGAATATCGAATACTGGTCAAGGCGGGCGTTAAGGGAATCTCGAAATCAAACTACGCCATGTTGACGGCATCCAACGAACCCTCAACGATTGCTTTGCAAATTGCTAAGGAGTGTTCGCAACAGGTTAGCGAACCGTTAACGAATCTTAACGGTAAAGCCACGATAGATAACGAGCGTTCTACCTCTCATGACGATAACCTGACGGCGGTTGACGGAAGCGTAACGGTCGTTAACGACCGTCCAACGACCGTTAACGCTGCGTTAAGCCCTGCTCCTTCTCCTTATCCTAATCCTGTACAAAGAGGAGAGACATCCCTTACTGAAGATAGTCATGTGAACGAAGATAGCGCGCACGCGCATAAAGAATCTCGCCAGTGTGGGAAGGAGGAGGTTTCTGTGCCTGTGCCGTCTGCGATTTGGGATGAACCGGGATTGGAGTTTCAGGAGCTACGAGAATTCTACACGCAGGAAATTCGCTGCGAAGGTCCTCTGGCAGGATTTCAAGAATACAAGCAACTCAAGGCGTCACGTGATAGAAGTGGTGCCTCTCTTTGGCCGGGATTACACCGAATCCTTGACGATCTCACGGCTCGCAAACAAGCAGGCGTATGGAATCCAGGCTACGCTATCGGCCTTGGCAAGTACTTAGCACAGCGCGAATGGCGAACCCCGCCTCAACCCCACGCATTGTCCAAAAAGCCAGCCATCCCCACAGAACATCAGAAACGCCAGCAAGAACGACGGGACATGGCTCGCATGGCTTTAGAGCTGCGCGAACATGAACGAGCCGAATGCGAAGCAATGCAAGGAGAAATACAACATGAGCAAACCATGCATCAGCACACTACGTAGACGTATCTTGCCCCGTCTCGTTGACGCTGAGGCTGTCTACAGCAGCGGTCGCAGTCCGGAAGAACTGAATCTGCTGGCAGATATTTTTGCTGAAGACCTTGAAGGAGAGAACCCGGACAGTATAGACCAAGCGTTCAGACTCCACCGCCGTGAGTCTACACGTTTTCCTACTCCTGCGCACATCCTCGCCTTACTGCCACGATGCAGAGCGGTCAACGACACTCTTGCCTTACCGGAAGCCCAAATCAAATGTACGCCTGGTTACGGTAAACTGGTTTGTGATGCTGTGCGTGGGGACCCAGAAGCAAAACGCAAAATGGATGCGCTTATCGCACAGACCCTGAGCTGAGGTTAGCAGTGAGCAGCTCCATCAGCGTCCGTGACATACAGGCAGCCGGAGGTCTGCAAAAATGGCTCAATACAGGAGCAAAGACTGTGCTCTCTCAAGATTCGCAGCATAGAGCCATACCAACGACCAAAGGCAAAGGTCGTTTACCTGCCAACCGAGTCGTAGGCTATGTGGCAGAACGCATGAACAAGCTCGAAGTCGCCTATGCAGAGGAACTTGAAATCATGCGTCGTAATCAAAAGATTATTCAATGGCAATTTGAGGCCGTCAAACTACGCCTCGCAAATAGAACGAGCTATACGCCGGACTTTTTTGTCATGCTTCTGGATGGAACTTTAGGCTTCCACGAGGTGAAAGGACACTGGGAGGATGATGCCCGTGTAAAAATCAAAGTCGTATCCGAGCAGTTTCCGCAGTTCTTTTTCGTGGCTGTTCAGTGGGACAGAAAAGGGCGAATATGGAAATATGAACACTTTTGAACCTGCAACAGTAATCTAGAAACACGAGTCAGTGAAAGGCATTAGGTTCATGGGGGAAATGCCTAAGAGGCCAAATAAAAGATGGAATGGATGTCCCGAAAAAAGGTAACTCATGCAGACAACCAAGGATGACCCTCGACGCTGCCTTCAATGTGGCACTATGGGCAAAAGACCTTACCGTACTCGCCGCCTCAGTGAGCTTGGTCTCAAGCTCAAATATGCTTGCCCAAACTGCAAAGCAACATGGGAAGTATATCTGGTACGCATTGGAACAGCAAAAAACCCCTTTGATGAAAATTTTGTTAAAAAAAATTTACACTGTGTAAATTTGTAGGCTTGATAATCACCTATATGGTCATGATAAACTCTCTCGTAAAAGGGGGTGTTTATTATGGCCTTTAAATTTTCTAAGAGATCTAAACAAAACCTCAACGATGTGCATCCTCTCCTCGTAAAAGTTGTATATCGCGCCCTAGAAATATCCAAGGTAGATTTCACGGTTGTAGATGGTTTGCGCAGTTTGGAAAAGCAGCGTGAATATGTCGCCAAGGGTGTTTCAAGAACCATGAAATCATATCACCTCCGACAGTCCACCGGATATAGCCATGCCGTGGATTTGTACCCCTATTACGATGGGTCAGTCCAAGTTGAAGCCCCATGTGAAAAGTTCTGCGCTATTGCACTAGTTATGAAGCAGGCTGCCGCAGAGCTTGGAGTCACCATCTGTTGGGGAGGTGACTGGAAACGGTTTATCGACAGGCCGCACTATCAAATCGAGGTAGACTGACAATGTCTCTACCTGTTCTTGCAACCGCTATTCCCGGACTAATCGCTATTATGAGCGACCTGTTTGATGGACTATCCGGCAAACAAAAGGTCAAGGCCGAGCAGGCCATGAAACTTCTGGAAATGGCTCAGGCAGAAGCTGAAGGTCAACGCCAGATAACTCAGATTGAAGCCGGACACAGATCACTATTCGTCGCAGGATGGAGACCGTGTATCGGATGGGTGTGCGCTATTGGTATCGCGTATGAGGTCCTTGGCCGCCCTCTGCTTCTTTGGTGGTCACTGGTATACCATTCAAAAGTACTGGAACTGCCCTCCATTGATTACGTCCTGTGGGAATTGACCGTTGGCATGCTCGGTATGGGTGGCCTACGAACTTTTGAAAAAATTAAGGGGGTGTCGAAATGAACGATTGTGATATACGCCCTACCCTTAATCTCATACTCAAGAAGCTAGAAGAGTTTGATGCCCAGAAAATACTTCTGGCACGCATATCTGAAAAACTTGATTCGCAAAAGGATGCCTGTACCGAAAGGCGGGGCGCATTCAATACGGAGATAGAAAATATCAAATTCTCTTTGCGCAATCTCGGAGAGCGCACATGCAAAAACGAAAGATTCATCAATCATCTTGAAGGGCAAATGAAAATCTTCGCCTGGATAGTCACGGCAGCAAATGCAGTGATTGCCTGCATTGCCCCTTTTTTCATCAAATTACTTGGTATCGGAGCAGGATAAGCATATGCCAACCGCACAATTACCCATCTTTATCGGTGAAAAAAAGATGCTGGTCATGTACCAGCGTGCACCGTCATCCTCCGGTCGTCCTTCCTATAATCTACCCTGTCCTATATGCGGTAAATGGAGCCACGTTTTAAGGCGTTCCAGCAGGGTGCGAAAAAAAATTTCTGTCCGTGTTTGCGAATGCCAATCGTGCGGCTACCGCTGGAGGTTGCACATCCCTCTTGAGGAAGCCACGGACGTGATTCAGTAGTATGCTATGGGCGCAAGAATATCGTTGATATTCCAATGTTTAACAAGAATTTTAGACCAACTTTAGGAGTTATAAAAAGATGTTGCTCACCATCGAAAACTGGCCCATCGAGAAACTTATTCCCTATGCGCGTAACCCCCGCAAAAACGATGAGCAGGTAGACCGCATGGCTGCGGCCATTAAGGAGTTTGGATTTCGGATTCCGATTGTCGCAAAGTCTGACGGTTCTGTCGTTGATGGTCATTTACGCTTAAAAGCTGCTTTGAAGTTGAGCATGACAGAAGTCCCTGTGGTGTTGGCTGACGAACTTTCTGACGCCCAGGTGAAGGCATTTCGCATCCTCGTCAACCGATCGGCCAATTGGGCGGAGTGGGACGAAGAACTTCTTAAGCTGGAACTTGAAGAGTTGCATGATGGTGGCTTTGACCTCGCCTTGACAGGATTTGAACCAATAGAACTTGACCGTGTTATGTATGGCAGCGAACAGACTGTGGGAGAAGGAGCAGAAGAGCTGAATATTGAAGACTACAATGATGAAGCCTTTGAACACGAGTGTCCACGGTGCAAATTCAAATTCAGTGACGGGAAGAAGTAATGTTTTCGTGGAAGTGGAAATTATCTGACTTGTCCAAAGTTAAACAGAATGGATTGAAGGTCTTTTCTTGCTTTGCCTGCGGGGGCGGCTCCAGCATGGGATATAAACTGGCTGGCTACACCGTACTTGGGAATTGCGAGATAGACCCCACAGTAGCTGAAGTCTATAAGCAGAATCTGCATCCCCGCTACAGTTTCGTCATGGATGTCCGCGAGTTTCTTACCCTGCCTGATGATAAGATACCGTCAGAACTTTTTGAGCTGGATGTGCTGGATGGTTCGCCTCCCTGTTCCGTATTTTCTACTGCTGGCAAGCGAGAGGATGGTTGGAATAAAGAGAAGCAATTTGCTGAAGGCCAGAAGTTCCAACGTCTTGACGACCTGTTTTTTACGTTCATCGATATAGCCAGGAGGCTACAGCCGAAAGTCGTAGTGGCCGAAAATGTGACGGGCCTCATCAAGGGGAATGCCAAAGGCTACGTCAATGAAATATTGAAGGCTTTCACATCGGCTGGATATGAAGTGCAAATGTTTGAGCTACACGCAGAGCGCATGGGAGTACCACAAAAACGCCATAGAATTTTCTTTATAGCACGCCGACAAGATTTAGATTTACAGAAAATAAAATTACGGTTTGAACAAAATCCTATCCCATTCGGTAAAGTAAGGAGTAAAACAGGTGTGTGTTATAAAAAAGATGGAATAGTTAAAGAATTAATGAAATTGAGAAAGCCTACTGACAGAAAAATATCTGATATATCAAAAAGAGTACGTGGAAAAGCATCTGGTTTTGCAAGAAGTCTGTTCGCTGATGAGCGTGTAGCTGACACTATTACCGCTGGTGGAAATCATTACAGAATGTATGATGGGATGAAAATATCCACACATGATATGATTAACATCTCCACATTCCCTCAAGACTACGATTTTATGAATCGGCCACCGCAGTTTTTTTGCGGCATGTCCGTACCACCTGTCATGATGGCAAATATTGCATCAGAGATAGCACGACAGTTTTTTAACAAATGATATAATGCCTATAGGATAAAATGTATGGATAGCTTGAAATTTGAAATGTGGCCCGTTGAACGGCTTGTTCCATATGCCAGAAATCCAAGAAAAAATGATGCACAAGTTGACAGGATGGTGTCTGCAATACAGGAGTTTGGATTTAGAATTCCTGTCGTAGCTAAAAGTAATGGAGATGTAGTAGATGGGCATCTTCGGCTTAAGGCCGCACTGAAGCTCGGACTTACCAATGTTCCAGTAGTACTGGCTGATGAGCTGACAGATGCACAAGTTAAAGCCTTCCGTATTTTGGCTAACAGATCAGCAAATTGGGCAGAATGGGATAATGAGCTGCTCAAACTGGAACTTGAAGAAATCGAAGCAGCAGGCCTGGACCTTGAGCTGACTGGATTTGACATTGAAGAATTACAGGAATTGATGGCAGATGACCTTATCGCTGGTCAGACCGATGCAGATGAAGTTCCAGAGGTACAGAACAATGAACCGTCCGTAACACAGGAAGGAGACATCTGGCTATTGGGAAAACATCGACTGATGTGTGCTTCCTCTTTATCCATAGAGGCAATGGAAACGCTCATGAACGGAGAACTTGCCGACATGTGGCTGACTGACCCACCATATAATGTGAATTATGTAGGATCAACTAAAGATGCTCTTACAATACTGAATGATAATATGGACAATGTAGCATTTCGGCAGTTTTTATGCGATGCCTATTCTGCTGCAAATTCAGTACTGAAGCCAGGAGCTGTTTTTTATATTTGGCATGCTGACACAGAAGCCTACAACTTTAGAGGTGCTGCCGCTGATGTTGGCTGGACAGTGCGCCAATGCCTGATTTGGTGTAAGAACAGCATGGTTATGGGAAGGCAAGATTACCATTGGCAGCATGAACCATGTCTGTATGGTTGGAAGGAAGGAGCCAGTCACTTGTGGGCGAGTGACAGAAAGCAGACGACACTATTGCAGTTTAATAAGCCAGCCCGCAATGACGTACATCCAACAATGAAGCCTGTGGAGCTTTTTGAATATCAAATGCTGAATAACACAAAAGGTAGCGATATCATTCTTGATAGTTTTGGTGGCTCTGGCACTACACTCATCGCTGCCGAAAAAAATGGACGAATTGCCAGACTGATGGAACTTTCTCCCCACTATTGTGACGTTATAATTCGTCGCTGGCAGAACTTCACTGGTCAGCACGCAATACAGGAATCCAGTGGCAAAACTTTTGATGAGGTCTCCAATGGCTAGAGGTAAAAGTACAAAGCCAAAGGGTTACAGTCCTGAACAGGCAAAAACGGTCATGGCTATGGCGCAGTATGGAGTTCCGCTTGATGACATAGCTGCAGTCATTGGCATGTGCGATGATACCATGCTCAAAATCTATAAGAATGAAATAGCCAAAGGACGAGCAGCTGCCAACGCCAAGATCGGCAAACGTCTTTTTGAAAAAGCTATGGATGGGGACACTACGGCCCTCATATTCTGGGCAAAATGTCGTATGCGCTGGAAATCAGAAGACAAAAAGGCAGAGATGGAAGAGTCGGTTGTACCTCCACCCGTGATCAATGTTCAGATCGTTGATGGCAGGATAAACTCCAATGCCGATTGAAATATGCCCCAGCCTTACGAGACCGCAGGCGAACTTTCTCAAAAAAGGCCATAAATACCGTGCCTTTGTTGCTGGGTATGGTTCGGGTAAAAGCTGGACAGGCTGCTGTGCCCTTGCCATGCACTTCTGGCAGCATCCAGGCATCGATGCCGGATACTTTGCACCAACCTATCCACAGATACGCGACATTTTTTACCCTACAGTTGCCGAATGTTTCGACCAGTGGGGTCTTGAAGCCATCGTAAAGCAGAGCAAACATGAGGTGCTTGTGTTTTCCGGCAGTGACTTTCGTGGTACGATAAAATGTCGAAGCATGGACAAGCCGGAAACCATCATCGGCTTTAAAATCGGGCATGCCTTGGTAGACGAAATTGACGTCATGAACGTGGACAAGGCGACACTGGCTTGGCGCAAAATCATTGCTCGTATGCGTTACAACAAGCCTGAGCTGCGGAATGGAATCGATGTCACAACAACGCCAGAAGGATTCAAGTTCGTATATAACCAGTTCGTCAAACAGGTTCGGGAACGGCCAGAGCTTGGTGAGCTGTACGGACTGACACAGGCCAGTACTTACGACAATGAAGTCAATCTGCCGCCAGACTATATCCCATCCCTGCTGCAAAGTTATCCGCCGCAGCTTATCCAAGCCTATATTAACGGAGAGTTTGTTAATCTTGAGACAGGAACAATCTACTGCCAATTCAAGCGAAATGTTAACTCGTCTACTGAAGCGATCAAAGCAGGTGAAGTGCTCTATATCGGCATGGACTTCAACGTAGGTAAAATGGCTGCTGTAACTCATGTTAAGCGTGACAAGCTGCCCCATGCGGTAGATGAAATAGTCAATGCTTATGATACGCCGGATATGATTCGGCGCATCAAGCAGCGTTACTGGAAGTACGAGAACGGATGTTACGTACCGACCTGCCAGATTCGCATTTACCCGGATGCATCCGGAGATTCTCGCCGATCTGTAAACGCCAGTGCCACCGACATTGCCCTGCTTCGAGAAGCTGGTTTTCAAGTCTGCGTCAACCGCGCAAACCCACCAGTCAAAGACCGTATTAATGCCATGAATGCCATGTTCTGCAACAG